CTGTTGATAGCGACGAGCGATCCACTGGGCACAAAGGAGGTAACTCGTGTCGCTATCGATTGCGGCTACCGTTTCGCGGGCTATTGTCTCGATGGTGACGGCGGCCATAGGCTATCCTATGCCGTTCTGACCTGTCGAAGTTTCGCGTGGATAGGACCGACTGTGCGGGTGACTGTGGGCACGAGCGGGACAGACATCGCTTTCAAGTCGTCAAGTGGATACGAGTCGGCAAACCGTTTCACCTTGGCACGTATCCGCTCAGGCATCGCCTCGGTCTTGAGGTCGCCACGTTTGTAGGCGTAGGCAAGCTGAGGAAGATTGAGAGGTTTAGATTTAGGCATGTGCTTATGCGTCTGTAGCAATCGCTGGAAGCACAAAACCAGAGGCTAGTGTAGTCTCACCTGTGTAAAGATTGTCAAACATCCCGTATTGGACGGCAGCGGCGGTGACGATGATTGCCGCCGCGACATCTAACGCCTTGATGCGATTGTGCATAATAAGACCAGAGCCGGTTACGGCTGTGGTCTTCACCAGGATAGCCCCAGTTGCGGTGTCAGTATTGACTGAATGGATATAGTTATAAGCGCAAAACAACTCATTGACAACTAAGGCTCCATGTTCGATCAAAGCTGCGATGTTGTTCGAGGCTACCGTATGAACGATAAAGTTACTCGAGACATTTACTCGCCTAATCGTGTTGGCGATGACGATAGTTGGCCCAGGCGTGGTTGTCGCATCGGACCTGACTTTGTTATTGGTGAAGACCAGGCCATCGGAGTTGACAGCGACCGTAGTAGTGATGATCGACAAAAAGCCTAGAATGGCGCTGGTATCCCTAAACTCACAGTTATCGACCACGAAGTCTGCCGCTGTTGTTAGCAGAAAGCAAGTAGCAATCGACAAGAAGTTACCGATAAAAACACAGTTTCGTACATTGATATTGTTGGCGCTTACTGGTATCCTGGCGGTGTTAGCTGTAGTAAACGTGAACGTTGGCCGTGATGCACCTACCCCGAGCCCGATAATTGAAACGCCTGCAACGTCCCAAAGTATCGTAGTTGCGCTGATGATTGTCTCAGCATGACCCGGCATGAGAACGATATAGTCACCACGGTTAGCCGCGCACTGACCGATGGCGAAGTCAAGTGTAGCAAACGGGCGCTCTGGATCTTCGCCTTGGCCCCCTCCGGCTTGATCTCCCTTGGCTGAGGCGTTGCTATCGACGAAGAAAACCTTCCCAGTTGTCAGGATAACCCCATCAATGGAGTAGGGCACCTTGTTCGCTACACCGAGCCTATAATGAGAAAGAGACATTTAAGAACCTCCTATTTATTACCTTTGCCTTTGCTCTCTACTTTGGTTGCAGGCTTCGACTCGACCTTCGGCTCGACGTAAGGCTTACCCTCGCTATCGTATTGCTTCTTACAATCACTCGTAGGACAAGCGAGGTACTTCACGACTTGATGCACATGACCACAGGCTACACAGGTTTTGTCCTCGGTAACGGGCCTAAGCTCCACCCCTCGATGACACGGGCTTTCCACGTGGTGTCCCCTTATCCAGTTGACCCGTCTATACCTCTCCAGCTACCGTACCCCTCGATATGACGCTGATAGCTGGTAAACACGGCGTTCTTCGTCCACGGATCATCGAAGCTGTCGAAGATCGGGTGGTCACGCCAGAGATAGTTAAGGTCATGCTGACCCTTGGCTGCGAGTAGGAAGTGATACGTGTTTGTGGTCAGGTAGTGTGCAATCATCCATGATAGATCCTCCTCGATGAGCGCGTTGATCTCATTGTCGGCAGTGTAGGGCTTGTTCGAGGAACCCAAAACCTCTCGTGCCACGAACTTGTTGAGCGGCGAGATGATTACCGTTGTTGGAGCCATAAGCCGAGGGAGATTTCGTTCATCGGTCATCTCCTCAAAACGTCGGATAGCGTTCTGAAGATACGTCACACCAAAGCCGACATCCGGTGACGGACGGTTGGCTCTGGACACACCATCGAGCCCGGCGTGAGCGGTTGAACACAGAGCCTCCGATGTGGTGAAGCCGGTGAAGGATGTACTAAAGGCATTATTGAGGATCGACCACGCTTGGACCTCCTGACGGTTACGAGCGGAGCGGGCAAGCTCAGCGGCAAGTTCACGCATAACACCATAGAGTTCGTCCCGCCACATCTCCCATGTAACCTCGAAGGCCATACCATACGGGACAGCGGTGTACCCCTTGGAGCCACCCATAATCGGCTGGTCAGGCTGGAACTGAGACCCTTCTGGCTTCTCGGGCATAGTCCCGAGACCACTAATTTGCCGGTCGGTGACAGGATTCCACTCCATGTCTTGTACGTTAAAGACCAGTGGGTACTCTAACGATCTTTCCTTACCGGTCTCGACATAGACATGACGGATGTCAGGCGCCACCAGGGCGCTAAATTGTCCTCTGCTTATTGCCATGTGTTAATCCTCCTCGTTAGTCGTCGATAATTACGTAGCGAGCGCCAACACGTCGCTCAGGAACACACAATAGACTCGCGCCCTGACCACAGCGTTTACGATGTCCACGTCACTCTTGGGCGCGATAATCATTACGGCTGTGGCAGTCGTATCGTTCTCGTCGATATACCAGTTGCCGTCGGTGTCCACCTGCGCGGCATAGTCGGTGTATATGTTGGCCTCGACGAGAGCATGACCGGTATTGGTCTCATCCTCGAAGGTCGCTTCCCATACGTCGCCAGGATAGATCGGCCAAAAGCGTACAGTCAAATTCGACGCGGCGCTCGTAATGGTGTCAGCAGCGATGCCAATGATATCGGCGGTGGGATCGGCAGACGCCTCGATAAGCTCACCGGACGACCGAATGAGGATCGCCCCCACTTCCCATGCTTGAGAAGTCGCAGCACGACCTTGCAAAGTTTCTTTCGGATGGCGCCCAGGCCCAGGGCGGAAGCCCCACGCATTTGATCCAAGAATTCCTACAGCCATGATTTACCTCCTGTTAGATAGTGGGCATCCCAGGCACTCGGCCTTCGCGCACCCATTTGTCTTGTATAACAGATGCCTTGCCTATTGCCTCCGACCGCTTGTGCATCAGATCGATCGTTTTCTCGTCCATGTTACCAGTCTCGGGCGTGGTAATTTTGACGCCTAGGTGACTGTACTTCTCACCCGCACCAATAAGTCCGGCGTCGATAGATTGCAGATGGCGCTTGGCATTGGCTTTGCGCCGACGAATGATCGTCTTAAAGAAGTCCTTGCGAATACGCATAAGCATCACATCGCCAAGCTTTCGGGTGGTGTCCGCGCCCATGCCTTTGAGTTCGATAGCCTCCTGCATTTCACCTTGGACGACCTCCCACCGTTCAGCGAGCTTCAACTTCACAAAGAGACCGTGCATGTGCATACATTGAACCCAACAATAGACATAGGCAGGATCGGCGTTGGAGACTTCAAGCTCGTTATAGTGCTCCAACAGATATTGAAGCTCACGGTCCTTCTCGAACGCCTTCGGGTTGACCGAGTACTGTTCCATTGTGGTCGATCGAGTCTCGGCGGCTTCGGCAAGATTGTCTCCGCGCTTTCTTAACTCCTCGTCACGGGTGTATCCCGGCGAAGGTAACTCCACCGGCTCTTGCGACTCCTGTCCGCGTTTGATTATCTTAGGCATCGGCTTGTAACCTTTCCTCTTGAGTCTTTACGAATGTGGCAAAAGTTTTCCAGTCCTTGTAGCCCATGTGTGCCGCGTGCTGGTCTGGAGTGCGTCCGATACCAACAAGGGCGTCGGCGGCACTCTTGCCTAGAAGCTCCTCGACGGTAGAGATCTCATCCTTCTTGGTGCCTCTGTCGCGGCCATTGATTCCAGTAGGCTGTGTGGCATCCTCTGGCTCAGCAGCCTCGCGTAGGATCTTCTCCCTCTCCTCTTTCAGGATGTCAGGTAGATGTTGGCCAACGATAGCGTTGTGGGCGACAACATAAATTTGTTTGCTCACGCGCAGACGAGCAGGAAGTGTGGCGATATAGGCATCGATCTCTTTTTTGAACTTGGAGTAGTAGGGCATATCACCGATGGCGAGATCCTTGGAGTGCTCAGAGATCGCGGTGAGGCCAATGTTCTCAAGATCCTGAACACGCTTACCAAACACGCCTTCCATCTTTTTCAAGCGATCATCGATCAATTTAACAATCTTGTCTGCGCCTTTGCCATCGGCCAAGACCTGCTCGATTTCCTCCCTGGTGACATCCTCTATGACAGGCTCAGGCAAGGTGTCGTTCTTGCGCGAGCCAAGCTGCGTGAGAATGGCATTGAAATTCTCTTGGAAGGTCTGGAACTGGCCGTTGATAGTTGCTTGAAATTGACGAAATTCGTCCGCCGGGACGAACGTAGGCGTAGGTGCTACTGGATCAGGCGCGGGGGACGGATCTACTACCACATCTTTATTTTTGTCCGTTACTTTTGCTGCCATGATGATCTCCTTATCTAGGCGTAGGCGGTTTCTTTTTACCTTTACCCTTTTTCTTGGTCATCGTGTACCTCCTTGATGTTATTGTCGGCTTCGTTTCTGACCTCCTCAACTCACCTTCTCTTAAAACGAAAAAAGGCCGCTTCCACCGTGACACGGAAACGGCCCCTCATCGCTCAGCCACGGTCAGGATGTACGGTCCCGCCGCTTAATGTTGGCCGATAGTTCTTTTATGCTCCTCCTGCTGACGAGTCTCCCTATCTGACATTCTACACAAAGCTAGGATGTTGTCAAGTACTTTCTCTTCGGCCTGAAGTTTCAAGGTATCATCCCAAGATTTCGCGCCGCTGTAGCCACTATGAACTTTCTCCTTCTCCTCGGCCAGCCATCCAAGGAAAGAGCTATAAGTCTCTGACGTGCGTTTGATGTGCTCCAGCCACAGTAGGTCTTTAGCCATGATACGCCTCTAACCTGTTCCAGTCGGCGGAAAGGGCTGACCAAATTGGCTCGCCTTGCCAAGTAGGTCAGTTAAGCTAGCTAATCCTTCCTGTCCTACACCCTGGATCTTGTCCAGTTCAGCGTTGATATCCACCCTAAACGCCTCGGGGTCGCGTATTTGATCGAACGTGCGGATCGTGCGCTCGATGATCTCACCGGCGCTGTTAGCGATCTTACGAGCCACATCGCGCACAGGCTCAGGTGTCTGTGGGTTGGCCGCGATGGCAACGAGTTCTAAAGTACGCTGGTAGTAGGTAGCTAATAGGTTGACTAAAATGATCGCGTTCTGACGGTCGGCGTCGCGGTTGACCGAGGCGCTGGAGACAGTCAATTCTACTTTGAAGCTCTCGTCGAAGCCTTGATCTTTTAAGGTGTCGATGACGAAGCGGCCCTCCTCGCTGCCCATGATCTCAAAGATATGCTCCTCAGTCTTTTTGTCACCGGCAAGTAGGCGTTCCTGATAGCGATAGAGACACTGGATGATCGCTCTACCAGTGGCAATTTTGAAGCCGTCAAACGCGGGTGTGAAACGGCGATTAACTTGCTGAAGGACTGAGAGTGTGGCGATACCAGACGTATGCGATGGTATCACTGAGGACGGGCTGGTAATCTCACCCGCGCCTACGCGACGTTCAGCAAGGGATGTGGTGATAGCTTGAGCCTGTGGAGACGACGGATAAGTGTCGGCCATCGGAAAGGATTTAAGGTTATCTACGCTACCCTGGACAAATTGAACCTTTGCGGGCCAGATTTTCGTTGTCTCAGACACGGTGCCGTCGAGCGCCACATAGAACCGACAGTTTGCCAGTAGCATATTGAGCGTCCGACTGTTATGGATCTCGGTAGCTTCTTCTTGGTATGGCTTAATCATTTCCATCACGCCGAGGCCATAGAACAGGTGTGCTCGAAGCTGATAGCGACAAATCTCGATGGGTCGAGTGTCAAATGGGTTATAGTCGCGGAACATGATCGACCTGGACGTGCGATCAAACGCGACAAGCAAGTCCTCATCCATGCCGTCACCGTCGATGTCGAAGTTGACATAGAGATCGATGATCTCATAGATGTCCGACATCCGGCGCGAACTCGTAGTCGTGCGGCCAAGTGTCTCACGGCGAGAGCGCACCCAATCCTTGTTACCTGCGGGTTTGATGCCGGAGATGTCCCACTTGCCTTTAGACTTGTTGCGCTCTGCGCGTTTAATAATGTCGCTTTTCGTGCAGTATGACCTAAGACCAATCCAGGGGAGTGTCTGTGGGTCATCGTAGGAGCCGCCTGGAACGATAACGTCCTCGATGGGCCATGAGAATACATAAGGGCCACGGCGCAGCACTTCACTGGACTTTGTTTTCTTTATCTGCTCGATCCAGGGAATGTAGTACGCGCCTGTGCCAAGCTGCACATCATCGAGGGCGGTGTTCTCGCTGGCTGGACGGATCTTAGCTTCTTGAGTAGCAACGATGTTAGTGAACCGCTGCATCGCTTTGGCATGATCGACGAAGTTACTATTGGTCGCGTTGACTGTAATAAGTGGCGATGCGGTATAGATCAAGTCGATCATCTGCGCGTAAATAGAGTCGCACGCGATAGCCCCAAGCGTGATCTCCGTGTTAGGGGCGTTCTCTATCGGAAAGTTACGGACAGGGTTCTTAGGAACACCCTCATATTGGCGCATGAGGTCGCGCCACTCTTGGTCAAGCTGGGAGCGAGACGAGAAAGCGTCCTCGATTTCCTCGGTGATGTACTGTTTAAGGGCGTTAAGCCGCTCCTCAGAGGCTACCAGCTTTTCGCGCTTTGGAAGTTGTGAGATAAGGCGCATCTCTAACTCACCTATCCACCTAACATCGCAATTTGATAGTTAGCGTTAGCCCC